GGCAAAAAAAGCCGCGCGCGAAATTGGGCATAGGGGGGGGCGAAATAGGACCAGGGGTACGCCCAGGGCGATTCAAGACGTAGCGGCGTCGTTCCGGCTGCTACAACTCGCGCGTCGCGCCGCTGTCGCGATTGAGATTTTGAAAGTTTCCGGCGAGTGGGAGCGGGTGCCGGCGCACGCTCGGCTTCAAACCGCCGTGAAAGTATTCCTCGAGTACGTGCGCAACTCGCGTGATTCGACCGGCGAGACCGACGCGCGCCTCGAGGCTGGTCTTTTGCTCGAGCTGCAGGAAGCGTTGCAGATCTGCGAGGGGCAGCAAATCAACGCCGGCGCCGGACCACTGCTATGAACTGGCCAGCAACTGCGGTCCAGCTGGTGCAGATCGACGAGCTCAAGCCGCGAGTCAATAACGCGCGGCTGCATTCCGAAGAGCAACTCGAGGAAATCGCCGCGGCGATGCGTGAGTGGGGCTGGACGATTCCAATCCTCGCCGAAGAAGACAACACCATCATCGCCGGCCATGGCCGCTGGTTGAGTGCGAAGAAGAACGGGTACCGTGAAGCGCCGGTGATGTACGCCAAGGGTTGGACGCCGGAACAAGTGCGCGCGTACGTGATCGCCGATAATAAGTTGGCGTTGAATGCGTCATGGGATGAAAAATTGTTGCGCCTCGAGCTCGAAGCACTCAGCGACGCCGACTTCCAACTCGATTTGATCGGCTTCTCGGACGAAGAACTGAAGACATTGCTGAGCGATCCGGAACCGCCGCCGAACAATGACGGCCGTGACGACGTGCCGCCGCAACTCGCGATCGCCATCACAGCTGTCGGCGAGGTGTGGATCTGCGGACGCCACCGGATAATGTGCGGCGACTCGCGTCTCTCCGATCAGATCGCGATCTTGATGAACAGCGAGCAAGCGCGACTCATGCACGCCGACCCGCCATACGGTATGGGCAAGGAAGCCGACGGCGTGCTGAACGACAACCTGTACGGGAAGAAGCTCGACGATTTCCAGATGGCGTGGTGGGCGGCCTGGCGTCCATTCCTCGAGAGCAACGCGTCGGCCTATATATGGGGCAACGCTGTGGATCTGTGGAGGCTTTGGTGGCGCGGCCTCGAGCCGTCCGAAGCGCTCACATTTCGAAACGAAATCGTATGGGACAAGAAGTCGATCGCCGGCATGGCGTCGGAAGATCTCACTCAGTATCCCGAAGCCACCGAACGCTGCTTGTTCTTCCAACTCGGGCGCCACGTGTTGCTGGTGAATCAAACCAAGGACGACTACTGGGAGGGCTGGGAACCGATACGCCGTTGGTTGTGCGAGGAACGCGACCGCGCCGGCTGGAAGCCTGGCGACGTGAAACGCATTTGCGAAAATCACATGTACGGCCACTGGTTCGGCAAGTCGCAGTGGGTCTTTATCTCGCGCGACAACTACGAACGGTTGCAACGCGCGGCCGCCGGCGCCGCATTCACCAGGCCGTACGAGGATCTCTTGCGCGAGTATCGAAGCGCGGCGTCCATCTTCAATGGCGAGATACGCGATCCGCGCGTGGCCGAATTCAGGGCGGCACGTCCGTTCTTCGACAACGCGCACAGCGTGATGCGTGACGTGTGGGAGTTCTCTCGGGTCTTCGGCGACGAACGATTCGATCATGCCACGCCGAAGCCGGCCGACATGATGGAGCGCGTGATGCGTTCGAGCGCGCGCGAGCACGAGATCGTCGTCGAGCCGTTCATCGGCAGTGGCTCGACGCTGATTGGCGCACACAAAGCGCAACGCCGATGCTTCGGGATGGAGCTCGAACCAAAGTGGGTGGACGTCACCGTTCGCCGCTGGCAATCGTACTCAGGATTGCAAGCGACGCTCGAGGGCGATGGCAGATGCTTCGACGAGATCCAGGATGAAAGGACGAAAGCCAAAACCGTCGTACATGCGGGTACTTGACGGCAATGCAGGCCGCCGCCCTATCAATCCGGACGAACCGATCCCAGCTGGAAAGCTCGAGGATCGGCCGCCGCCCGATCATCTAAACGACGCTCAAAAACAGATATGGCGCGAGGCGATCAAGAGTTCGCCGGCCGGCATGCTGCGAGACCTGGACGAGTCAGTGCTCGAAGTGTGGGTGGTCGCGCGCGAGCGTCACAGAGACGCCGCGAAGATTGTCGCGCAGCTAGGTTCGCTGCTGAAGGCGAAGGACGGCGGGGCGTATCAGAATCCGTACCTGTCGATCATGAACAAGCAGGCCATGCTCATGCTGAAGGCGGCCGCCGAGCTCGGCTTCAGTCCGTCAAGTCGAAGCCGTGTCAAAGTCGCTCCACCTAAAGGCGCCGGCGGCGGCAATCCGTTCGCCGATCTCAAATCCCTCGGCGACGACTGACTATGTTTTAATCGCGATCGCGTACGCGGAAACCGTTCTAGAGGATCGCCGCGGCACGTGGACCGGAAAACTTTTGCGCCGCGCCGCGCGCCGCTTCCTGAATGATCTCAACCGTTCGCTCGGGAAGCGGCCACCCTTCACATTCTCGGCGCGCAAAGCCAACGCGCACTGCCGATTCATTGAAGAGCTGCCGCACGTTGAAGGCAAGTGGGCGACGGAAAATATCGTCCTGCAGCCGCCGCAGATCTTCCTCGTCGTGCAGTTGTTCGGCTTCCGCAAGTTGAACGGCGCGCGCCGCTTCACTGAGTGTCTCTACGCGACCGCTCGCAAAAACGCGAAGACAACTATCGCCGCGGCCATCCTGCTGTCGTGCTTCTGTCTCGAGAAGGAACCAGGCGCGCAGGTAATCAGCGCGGCGACGACTGGCGACCAGGCGCGCATTGTGTGGGGCGTCGCCAAGAAGATGATCGAGCGGCGGCCCGCGCTGCGCGAAACCTTCGACATCGAGGCGTTTGCGAATTCGATCGCGCGTTACGAAACCCAGGGCGCCTTCAAGCCGATCAACTCAAAGGCCAGCACGCAGGACGGCCTGAACCCCTCGCAAGTCAACCTCGACGAGGTTCACGCGCACAAGACGCACGATCTTCTCAACGTGCTGCGATCCGCCGCCGGCGCGCGCGACAACCCGCTGTGGCTTTACACCACGACCGAAGGATATGAATCGCCGGGGCCGTGGCCGGAGCTCCGGTCATTCGCCAAGAACGTGCTGAACGGCGTGGTCAACGCCGACCACTTTCTTTGCGTGCTCTTCATGCTCGACGACAACGATGACGAGCTCGACGAGAGCAATTGGCCGAAGGCGAACCCGCTAATTTTCGTCAACCCGTATCTGCTCGAGGAGATGCGCCGGCTAGCGATCAACGCGCGGCAGATGCCTGGCACGCTCGCCGAGTTCCGAATCAAGCGGTGCAATCTGCCGGCCGCCTCGAGCCGGGCATGGGTGAACTTGCGCAAATGGAACGCATGCGGCGGCGCCGTCGATATCGACTTCCTGATTCGAGTTGGAGCGCCGTGCTGGGGCGCGATCGACTTGGCGTCGACCACGGACATGGCCGCGCTTCGCTGGCTGTGGAAATGGGAGGAGCGCTACTTCACCGCGGGCCGCTTCTTCGTGCCATCGGAGGCGGTCAAATATCGGACCGAGTCCAACCGCGTACCCTATGGCGGCTGGGTGAGCAGCGGATTCATCACGCAAACCGAAGGCGACGTGACCGACTACGCAGTGATCGAGCGGGTTGTCACCGCGGACGCCGTTCGCTACTCGCCGCGCAAAATCGGTTACGATCCCTGGAATGCGGCCGATCTAGTGAATCGGCTGGTCGATGCGGGTCTGCCCCTCGAGCTTTTCGTGCAGGGATTCAAGAGTTACAACCCGGCGATGAAGGAGTGCGAGCGGTCTTACATGAGCGGCGCTCTGAGTCATGGCGGCGACCCGGTGCTTCGCTGGAATCTGGCGAACGTGGTGCCGCGGTTCGACGCAAATCTGAACGTGGCACCCGATCGCAAGCGCAGCGCCGATAAGATCGACGGCGCCACCACGCTGTTTATGTGTTACGGCCTGGCGTTGGCGGCGGAAGTCGACGGCGATCCGGACGGTTTCTTCAACGCTCCAATCCGAAGCACGGGACAAGGCGCGAGGGCATAGGTTGTGCTAATCCGTCCAAGACTCACCTCGAGCGAGCTCAAGGCCGCGCGCCAGGCTGGTTACCTGGTGCCAGGCGCCACGAAGGGCAGCTTCTTCGGCTCAATGTTTTCTTGGTTTCCGAGCATCCGCACGGGACTCTCGACATTCTGGCCGGTATCCGGGGCGTCGAAGCCGCCGGTAAACCAGGCGCGCTCGGATTCTGGCGTCACGGTCTCCCCGGCGACAGCGCTCACCTTGTCGGCGGCCTGGGCATGTGTGTGGCTGACGGCTCGCACCATGGCGTCCATGCCGCTCGAGCTCAAGCGCTACGACAAAAGCGGAATGGGCCTGCCGCTCGAGAGCGATCCGCTGTACGAGGTGCTCCGCTGGCGGCCGAACTCGAAGATGACGGCTTACGATTTTTGGACGGCGCAGTGGGCGCAGGTGCTTCTGTGGGGCGCCAGCTATGCGGTGAAGCTACGCAACGGCGCGCGCGTGATCGGCCTCGAGCCGAAGTTGTCGGAATGGATGACGCCGTACCAGCTGGACACCGGCGAGGTGCGATACAAATATCTCGACCCGCGCGATCCCGGCGACTATTCGGCCGACGACATCTTCATGCTGCGCGAACGCACGCTCGACGGCCTCACTGGTGCCAGCGTGATCGAGTTCGCGCGCAACAGCATGGGGCTGGCTCAGTCTGGCGAGTCGGCGGCGTCCAAGACGTTCAAGCGAGGGCTCAACGCGTCGGGCTTCGTGAAGACGAATAATTTCCTCAAGGAAGATCAACGCGCTATTTTTCGAAAGTCGATCAACGATTTCACCGGCGAGGGACCGAACGCCGGCGGCACGATGGTGCTCGAGGGCGGAACCGATTACACGCAGATGTCCATGAAGCCGCAGGACGCCGAGTTGCTTCAGTCGCGGCAATTCTCTGTTGAGGATATCTGCCGGTGGTTCGGCACGCCGCCGATTCTGATCGGGCATTCCGCGCAGGGTCAAACCATGTGGGGATCCGGCCTCGAGCAGATCTTTCGCGGCTGGCTGAACCTATCGCTGCGGCCCTACATTACGTGCGCCACGCAGGCGATCCGCGCCAGCTTGATCCTTCCGGGCGATCGCTCGAGCGTGTACGCCGAGTACGATCTCGACGACCTATTGGCCGCCGATAGCCAGTCCCGTGCGCAGCTGTATTCCATGCTCTCGCAGAACGGCATCAAGACGCGCAACGAGCTGCGAAAAAAGGAGGGAGACGCTCCGCTTCCTGGCGGCGACGTGCTCACCGTGCAGTCGAATTTGGTGCCGTTGGCCACGCTGGGAGCCGCCGGTCAGAACGCGACGGCGACCGCAGCCTCTCAAAAGTTGCGCGACGCTCTGATAGAGTTCATGGACCTGAAGTCCGAAACACCTGCCGAGGGCGAGCAAAAATGAGCGCAGTACTAGCGCCGGGACAGCGAAGGCGATCGGTGCCATTCCGTCTCGACAAGCTCGAGACCAGCGGCGAGTTTACTGGCTACGCGTCGGTATTCGACAACATGGACTGGTACGGCGACGTCGTGCGTCCCGGCGCGTTCACCAAGTCGATCGCGAAGTGGAAGGCGCAGGGCAAACTGCCGCCTCTGCTGTGGCAGCACAACTCGCAATGCCCGATTGGCCCGCACCTCGATATGTACGAAGACGCCAAGGGGCTATACGTGCACGCGAAGCTGCTGGTCGACGACATCCAGTTGGCGAAGGAAGCCTACGCGCTGCTGAAGGCAAAGGTGATTTCCGGCATGTCGATAGGCTACGACGTGGCGGCGAACGGCGCGAACTACGACGGCAAGACGAACGTGTGGAATCTCGTCGAGTTGGACCTATGGGAGAACAGTCTCGCGACGTTCCCAGCCAACGAAGAGGCACAGGTCGACGAGGTGAAAAATTTACTGGCGGGCGGCCGTTTGCCGACGCCATCCGAGTTCGAGAAGTTCCTGCGAGACGCAGGATTTTCGCGAAAGCAGGCCACGCGCATTGCGTCCTGCGGTTATACGAGCCTGCGAGATGCAGCGCTCCCTCTGCGAGATGCTGAGGACGACGACGAAGTGAAAGCGATCGACAGCTCTTTGACAGAGCTGGTCCAATATCTCAACAAGAGGGCTTAACCGTGGAAGACCAGACTCAGGTACTCAGGGATCAGATCAAAGCGATCCTCGAGGGAATGAAAAAGCGCGATACCGAACTCGACACGGTGCTGCGTAAGTTCGAAGACGAGGCGAAAAAGCGCGGCGACGGCGAAGATGGCACGAAGGAAGCCATCGCGCAGCTGACGACGAAGGGTCAGGAACTGCATGGCCGAATGCATGACATCGAGCTCAAGGTGGCGGAGAGCGTGAAGGCGGCGACGCCGGCGCGTGATCTCTCGCCGGGCGAGCGACTTGTTGCGGATGCCAAGTTCAAGGAATATCTGAGCATCGCGAAGAGTGCGGGACGCACGTCGTTCCGCCTTCCGATGAAGACGATCACAAGCATCGCCGGCAGTGCAGGCCAGGGCATCTGGTCGACGCGATTGCCGGAGGTGATCGAAGAGCCGCTGCGTCCGCTTAGCATCCGAGCATTGCTCGACCAGGGCGGCACGGAGAGCAATCTCATCGAGTGGGTACGTGAGAACGTGTTCACGAACAACGCCGACGTGGTGTCGGAAGGCCAGATCAAGCCGCAGTCGAACATCACGTACGAGCGCGTGGACGTGCCGGTTCGCACGCTCGCGCACTGGATCCGCGCTTCGAAGCAAGTGCTCGCCGACTTCAAGATGTTGCAGACGCTCATCAACGGTCGGCTACGTCTCGGCCTGCAAATCACGGAAGAGGATCAGATCCTTTTCGGCGATGGCACGGGCGAGAATCTGTTGGGTCTGGTGCCGCAGGCCACGCCCTACAGCACTGGCTTCAACAAGTCGGGCGACACGATGATTGACACCCTGCGCCACGCCATCTTGCAGGTGCGCCTGGCGTTCTATCCGGCGTCGGGCATCGTTGTCTCGCCGACGGATTGGCACGACATCGAGCTGACCAAGGACAGCCAGAACCGCTATCTCATCGCGGCGCCGACGGCACGTACGCCGCCGATGTTGTGGGGCTTGCCGGTGGTGGAATCCGACGGCATGGGCCATGGCGGCGAATTCCTGGTGGGTGCGTTCCGGCTGGCCGCGACGTTGTTCGATCGCGAGGAGGCGGCGTTGCTGCTGTCGACCGAAGATCAGGACAACTTCGTGCGCAACCTGGTGACCATCTTGGCGGAAGAGCGGCTCGCGCTCGCCGTCACGCGTCCGAAGTCGTTCGTACACGGTGCGTTCCCGGCCGGCGTCACGACCTGAAGTCTGCAAGGGGGCGTTAGCCCCAGGAATCGCGCGGAGGCGGAAGGGCCGCACGATTGGATGGGCCGGTGTGCTAACGTGCACCGGCCCATTTTTCATTTACTGCGGAGGTCGCTGCATGTGGGTCCGAGCGCTGAAGACATTCAAGGGGCGGCACGGAAAGATCCGCGCCGGCGAGAAGTTCAACGCGGAGCCGGGCTACGTCGCGCAACTCGTGCGTAACAAGCTCGTGCAGCCGACCGAGCCGCCAAACCAGGATGCGCCGGGTCCGAAGAAGAATCGCCGGATCCCAGCGGCGCCGCACGAGAAGGAACAGGACGCTCCCCAGGGAAACGCGGAGGCCGGAGTGAAGCCGGCGAGCGATTCGGCCGAGCCTGGGGCCGCTGGCAAGGCGATCACGTCTGCATCATTGGGTCGGGACCAAGCCTCCAAACCGACGACGTCGAAGCCGTTAAACGTTGGCGGGCGGGTGGGCAAGCCGACACCGCGGCAGAAGAAGAAAGCGGACCGATCTCGAGACCAGCACGCCGCGTCGTAGTCATCAACACGACGTTCCGCGCCGCTCCATGGGCGGACGTCCTGTATGCATGCGATGAAGTCTGGTGGTTGCGTTATTTTTCGGACGTAGCCACCGGATTCAAGGGCGAGTGCTGGACGGTATCCGAGGGCGCGCGCGAACGCTTCGGCCTCAACTGGGTGTTTGGCCGGGATCAACCCGGCCTGAGCTCGCAGCCGGATTCAATCCATACCGGCAAGAGCTCTGGCTACCAGGCAATAGGCCTGTCATACATCTTCGGGGCGTCGCGCATCATCCTTTTGGGCTATGACTGCCAGGACAGCGGCGGGCGGCGTCACTGGCACGGCGACCATCCTCCAGGACTGGCGAATGGCGGGGAGGGGCGTTACGGCAAGTGGGCGCGGGAGTTCGCGCGGCTCGCCGTTGGGCTGGCCGGCACGCAATGCAAAGTCTTGAACGCCAGCCGGCGGACTGCGCTACGATGTTTCCAGCGCGTCACGCTGGAAACCGCACTATATGAAAACGAAAAACGAACTCAGGTCGAGGCATTGGATCAGCTGCGAGGACCGAAAGCCTGAGAAAATCCGCAGCGTTTTGATGTGGATCGTCGGCTACGATCCGCCCCGACCTGGCGGCTACGAGGCGGGCGCCGAGGTTGGCATATGGAATGACGTTCGGGGCCGTTGGCAGGTATCCGCCGGCGACGAGGATACGGACGTCCAGGTCACCCACTGGATGGAAGTTCCGGATCCGCCGGCGAGCTCGAGCGACGAGCTGCCACGGCTAAACGCTTTGATGGCCGTCGACCCGTTCGCGGTCGCTCTCGCGTTGGCGATGGGTTATTGCCCGAACTGCGATGCCGACGAACTGCACAGCGCCTCGCTCGAGCAAGTCGCAGGCCGCGGCAAGGAAGGCGTTTCGTGCTGTGCATGCAACTGGTCGATCGCCTACGACACATTGAGGGCTGCGGGTGCTGCGCATCACGAACTCTTGGTCGCAACTCAGGTTGGCCGAGCTGCGGACGTAGGTTCTTTACGTCTCTTCGGCGACGACAGGTCAACGTCCAAACAATCGATCGAGCTCAAACTGCGCGTCGACGCCCGCGAAGTGATCGCGGCACTCGAGAGAATAAAATCGCATCTCGAGCCGCTATGCGATCCGACGCCGATTGGATATGTCGCGCGCGAGGTGGCGTCGGGCCACGTCGTTCGTGACTTCGCATTGCCTGGCCAACAGCACGAACTCGCCGAAGGATTCGAGTGGATGGCGGTCTATGTGGTCGCAAGATCGGAACAGCGGGGCTAAGTTATGAGCGTGTACCTGGTGCGCGTCACTCATCAAGACGACGATCCCAAGAGCGCCTGGTCATACTTTGTTCAAGCTGCGAGCATCGCGAACGCCTGCAAAGGTGCGATCGATGCGCACTGTAAAATCAAAAACGCTGAGTGGGAGGAGGATGATCGGCTTGACGCCGCCGACTTCGAGGTTACTTTCATCGAAGTGCAGCGTGAAGTCGTGGCATTGGTAGTGGTCGATGAGCCGGCGCCGGGTGGTTCATGACGTTGGCGGTCGAGGGAATTAGTTACCGGGAAGATCTCGAAGCGTGGTGGCCGCTCTATGATCATGCGCCAGTGAAATGCATGCAGTTCGTGCGACGTGGCTTGCCTGCGATCGATGTCGTCGCAGGCTTATGCAAGCGACGTCGCGAATGCGTGCAGGCCGGCGGGCATGCCGGCTTTTGGCCGAAGTCGCTCGCGAAATATTTTCAGCACGTCCACACGTTCGAGCCGGAGGCCGCGCTATTCCAATGCATGCGCCTCAACTGTAAGCAGGCGAACGTTGCGATGTATCAGATCGGGTTGGGCGCGGCGGCCGGTACCGCTCGTTTTCGCTCACATATCAGCGCAGGCAGTTGGCGCGTGGACGATGCCGGCGATCGTGAGATCAGCATGACGACGATCGACTCACTCAACCTGACGCGATGCGATGCCATTCTTCTGGATATCGAAGGCCACGAGGTTCACGCACTCGAAGGCGCTCGGCAAACCGTCGATAGATCGTCGCCGATTATTCTCTGCGAACTCTTGCCGCGATCGCGCGATGCAATCGAGGCCTGGCTGCTCGCCGCCGGATATCGACGGGCGTCGACGTTTGGCCGCGACGGCGTTTACGCGCGATGAGAACGCCAGCGACATTGAGTGAAGCAGAGACGCTCGGGCATGCCGCCGGTGGGAGAAGCATCGCGCGGTTCGGCGACGGCGAGTTGCGCCTGGCCGTCGGTTCCGGTTGCTCGAGCCAGGTCGCAGATAAGGATCTGGCCGCCGAGCTCGTGGGGATTCTCACGCGACCAAGCAACGTGCTGCCGTGTATCCCAAACTTTCAGAAGACGCCGAACAGAAAGACCTGGGACCGCTACGCCGCGGGCAACTTCGCGCGGCTCTATGCGCTGAAGATCTACGGCAGTTCGTTTATCACCAGGCCGGACAATGCGCCGTGGATCGATAACGACGAGTACTGGCGATCGGTCGAACGATTGTGGGAAGGCAAGGACGTCGTGCTGGTGTCGGGCGATTCGAAGAGCTTGCGCGCCGAGCAGATTGCGGAGACGGCGCGATCCGTGCGAGTGGTCACCGGGCCGCGCACGAATGCGTATGCCGTCGTCGATAGGCTGGAGGAGGAGATTGCCGCGCCGGCGGGCGTGGTGATTCTCTGTCTCGGCGCGGCCGCCACCGTGCTGGCGGCGCGCCTAGCGCATTGTGGTGTGCACGCCCTCGACCTGGGCCATATCGGCATGTTTATGCGTCACGCCGGCGCCTTCAGGTTTTCGCGCGATGATTTGGCGAGCGAACTTTTCCGCCGCAGCGCTCTTCCGTGGAGAAAATTTAGCACGCCGATCGGGGCCGACGAGACCGCGAACACTATTGCCAGTTTCGCCGTGTATCAGCTGGGCGCGACTTCGATTCTGGACTACGGCGCCGGTTCCGGCTGGCTGGCTCACAATTTTGGCGTGAAATTTCCGTCGGCCGGGCCGCGTGTGATCAACTTCGATCTGCTCGACGAGCTCATGCCGAAGCCGGCGGATGTAGTTGTCGGCGTCGACTTGCTGAACTACTGCGAGCCGGACAAGCGCGCGGCCGTATTCCAGCACATGTGTTTGCTCGCGAAGCGCGGCGTCTATCTCGAGCACTATGACCAATTCGGCCGCATCGCTGAAATTGTGATGCACTACGTACGTGGACAGTCCGAAAAATGGGAAGCACGGATCTCCACGGAAACAACAAACAGGCAGAGAATATGGCTCACAAGACGAGGCGGGACGCGCTGATTTCACCGGGGAACGTTGAGCAATACCGACAGCTACACGCCAGGCCGAAAGGCTTCGGCCGCGACGGCGCCAAGCACGCCATGCAGATCATCGGCTGGGCGTACGAACTCAAAGCGCGGTCGATCCTGGACTACGGCTGCGGTGCCGGCGCGCTGAAGCCGGAACTCCGGCGGCTCGGTTGGCGCGGCCAGGTTCACGAATACGATCCCGCGGTACCAGGCAAGGAAGGCAGGCCGCCGGCATGTGATGTAGTTGCGTGCACCGACGTGCTCGAGCACGTCGAAGCGGACAAATTAAACGCAGTGCTGCGCGACATCGAGATCTTGAGTTCGCGCGGCGCGTACCTGGCGATCGCTACGCGGCCGGCGAATGCTCGGCTACCGGATGGGCGCAACGCTCACCTCATCGTCGAACCGCCGGCGTGGTGGTCGACCAAGCTCTGGTTCCGCGGCTGGGTAATCAATAACGAAAAGTCGATCGAAGGGCGCGAGGTGTGCTTCTGGCTGCTACCGCCTAATTTTCCGGAGGCGGCATGAACTTCAAGATCGAAGTCGACGACGACGCATTTCAATACCTGCGCCTGCAGCGGGGAAGCCTGGACAAGTTCGCCGGCGATCGCGGGCTCTGGCACAACCGTTACGAGAGCGATTTGCGCCGCAACTTCGAGAACATCGCGCCGTTCCTTCCGGAGCGTTGCTGGGGCATGCTCGATATTGGAAGCGGTCTCGGCGGAATCGACGTACTGCTGAGCCGTCATTATTCGTCGAAACAAGCGCCGGTCGATCGCGTGCACAACGGCTGGCCGTACGTCCATCTTCTCGACGGCGTTGACGATCCACCCGAAATGAAGCTGCATCGCGAAACCTTCAACAGCATGAAGGTCGCCAAGGATTTCCAGCTGGTGAACGGCTTGCCGTCCGTTCGCTTCGGTTACTTCGCGCCGAGCAGTCACTTCTTCCCGCGGCCTTACGATCTGGTGCTGAGCTTCGGCAGCTGGTGTTTTCACTACGAGCCGGATATCTATTTGCCGCGCCTGCTGAGCGCCGGCGGGTTGCACGGTGAATCCGTGGTCATCGTCGACGTGCGCGACAGCAAGACGGAATGGTTCGAACAACTCGAGCGCCGCTTTCAGCGTGTGGCCACGATCGCGACGAAGCCGAAGTGGACGCGTTGCGTATACCAGCTGCGCACGGATACATGAACGCGGCCGCCGCCGAGCTCGAGCTCACGATCGTCGCCGGCGGCTGGTCAGTGCGAGCGGTCGACCTGACTCGATTGCGCGGCCAGGTGATCGCAGTCAACGAAGCCGCCGTGCTTTTGCCGCGTTGGGATTACGCGGTGTCGATGGACCGGCTATGGACCGAGCACCGAATTGACCACGTGATATCGCGCAGCGCCGAGCATCTGCCGCGGCCCGAGATCTGGTTGCGTCGTTCGGCTGTGCAAAATCTCAACGTTACGAGCTGGCCGTGGGTGAAGGTGTTCGCCTGCGATCATCTGTCGTCGATCTTCACGTCGAAGCCTCTGGCGCTCAACGGTCGAAATTCGGGATTCTGCGCGCTCAACCTGGCGTGGAAGCTCAGGCCACGTCGGCTCTATTTGCTCGGCTTCGATATGGTGCGATCGCCTAGAGGCGAGACCTACTGGCACGAGCCGTATTCGTGGGGTTCACCTACCGGCGGCACCAGCGACGGCAAATACGAGTCCTGGGCCGCTAGCTTCAAAGGTGCGTCGACGTCGTTCCGCCGTATCTCTTGCGAGGTAATGAACGTCTCGCCGGCGTCGGCGATCGCCGAGTTCAAAAAAATCACTCCGGAGGAGTACTACCGATGACGGCGCGACAGTTCACGCTGGTGATGGCCTATTACGAAAACCCGTGCATGCTGGTCGAACAGTTTGCGCACCTTCGCCGACTAGGCGACAACTTGGGTCCCAATCTACACGTACGGATCGTCGACGACGGTTCGCCAGAATCGCCGGCCATCGATCAATGCTGCGGAATGTTCACTCGAAACTACGGATTGGGCGGCCTGGGTTCCTTCGAGACGTGGCGCATGCAAGTCGACGTGCGATGGAACCAGGACGCGTGCCGCAATGTGGGCGTGCGCGAATCGCCGACCGACTGGATCTTGCTCACCGACATGGACCATGTAGTACCGCCGGAGACGTGGCGCGCCTTGATGTTGGGCAAGCTGCGCGAGGACACCGTCTATCGCTTCTCGAGGAAGACGGCGCCTGAGCTCGAGGAGTACAAGCCGCATCCCAACAGCTGGGCGTTGACGAAGGAGATGTACTGGCGGATCGGCGGCTATGACGAAGCGCTCGCCGGCCACTATGGAACGGACGGCGACTTCCTCGTGCGTGCTCGACGCGTCGCCGGCGAGCCGGTGCAATTGAAGGAATGGCTGGTGCGCTATCCCCGCGAGGTGATCTCGGACGCGAGCACGCGCACGCTCGAGCGGAAGACGCCGGAAGACAAGAGCGCGGTGGCGAAGATCATCGCGGCGCGCTCGAGCATCCCGGATTGGGCGCCGATCCACTTCAGTTTTCCGTGCGTCAGGGTGCTGTGATGCGCGAGTTCGTGACATTCAAGTGGAAGCCGGATCGAAACTATCGATCGACCTACGGCCCCGAGACTGTCAACACGCTCAACAGCATGCTCGGCCGCCATTTTCACGCGCCCTTCCGGCTCACCTGCATAACCGACGACCCGGCCGGTATCTCGAGCGAGGTGCGTGTGCTGCCGCTGTGGCTTGACCACAGCACGCTTCCCAGTCCGCACGGCAACGGCTATCCGTCCTGCTATCGCCGGCTGCGGCTCTTTGGCCATGACGCCGGCGAGATCATCGGGCCGTCGTTCGTGGTGCTCGACCTGGATACGGTGATCACCGCGGACATCACGGACACCGTCGCAGACAACTGCGACTTCCGAATTTGGGGAGACACGGCAAAGGGCACGCCATACAACGGAAGTCTCTGGCAACTGCGCGCCGGCGCCAGGCGCAAGGTATGGGACGACTTCGATCCCGTGGAGTCGCCGCGCAAGTCGCTGGCGTTCGGTTATATCGGTAGCGACCAGGGATGGATCGCCGCTTGTCTCGGTCCGAACGAGCTCAAGTGGGGTACGCGCGATGGTGTATATTCCTTTCGAAACCATATCCAGCGGCAGGGCTATTTGCTGCCGGCAAATGCGCGAGTCGTGATCTTCCACGGCGCGGTCGATCCCTGGAGTCCGCAGGCGCAACGGTTGGGGTGGGTACGCAAGCACTATCGTTGACGGCGGGCGCGCGATGTACGTGACAACGGAAGAGGCCAAGAAGTACTGCGGCATCTATCACGCCGAGCGTGACCAGCAGATCGCATTGATGATTGACGCCGCCGAGCGGCACGCGCAGAACTTCCTCGACCACGATCTGAAAGAGTCGACGGTGCCGAGCTCCAACAGTCCACCGGATCTGGATCTCGAGTTGCTGCCGAACGTGAAGCTCTGCGTGCTCGAGCACATCGCGATGTGGCTGAAAGACCCTGGCGGCAAGCATGAAGCCTCACCACAGATTTTGCAGATGTTGCATTTCGAGCGGACCGGCCTGGGCGTATGAGTGACTTCGTGCCATGCCGGCCGTGCGCCAAGGCGCGGAGCGTGATGCCGAAGAAAGTGCGCGATCGGCTCGAGCAAGTCGAACGCGGAATCCAAGAGGCGAGAAAACGTCGTGCCCTTCAGCCTAAATCTCCCGCACGTCGTAACAATTGAGCGCCGCTCGGTCGCTCAAGATCCTGACACCGGCCAGGAAACCGAAACGTGGGCGACGCTCAGCGGCTTCGCCAAGATCCCGGCCGAAGTGTTGCCAGGTCGCGCCGCCGAGTTTTTCGCCGCCGCCCAGGTGCAGTCGACCGGCGACGCCATGATCCGCATCTGGTATCAGCCGGGCCTGGACACCAAGATGCGCGTGGTTCATCACGTGCGGCCAGGGATCGACGAGTATTACGACGTCGTCGGCCTGGTGCCTTTCCAGTATCAGCAGCGTGAGTTGCGAATCATGGCACTGCGCCGCGATGCCGAGGGCTTCCGCCGTGGCACCGATCTTGTGAACGCGTAACACCCATGGCCAGCGAACTCGAAGGCGTCGCCGAGCTCACCGCGCAACTGTTGTCGCTTGGCGTCGCCGTCGCCACGCGCAACCTCAAGGCCACGGTGAAAGAGGCGATGCAGGAAGTCGAACACGGCGCGCGCTCGCGTATCCCGATCGGTACGGTCGCACACCTGACCTATCGCGGCCGACTGGTCTCGCCTGGCTACGCCGCCGCGACGCTGCACATTGAGACCGGCTTGAGCAAGGTCGACGGTGCCGCATATGCGTTGCTTGGCGTCGGCCGTGAGGCGTTTTACGCGGTGCAGTTCGACGAGCTGGGCACCTCGAAGATGCAGGCGCAACCGTGGCTGCGGCCGGCCTTCGCAGAAGCCAAGGATCCGGCATTGCGCAAGCTCGCCGACTCATTGCGAAAGCGCGTCGAGCGCGCGGTCAAACGCCAGGCTGCGGCCGGCGGGGAGTAGCGCGTGGAGCTCGAGCAGGCCGTCTTCAACTTGGCGTCGGAAAGCAGCGAAATTGCCGGCTTGATTGGCGAAGCCGATCGTCTGAAGTTCTTCCGCGGCAAGCTACCGCAGGGCATTAGCTTGCCGGCTTCGGTGATTCAGCGCGTGACGACGACGCGAGATAAGTTGCCCTGCGGCACCATCCGCCTGGTGTCCGCAGTCGTTCAGATCGACCACTACGCGCGAACGCCAGAAGTCGCTCAAGAGGTTGGCAACGCGTTTCGCCAACAGTTTCTCGACTTCAAGGGCATGGCGGGCGATGTTGAATTGCGCGATGTAACCTTGCAGAATGAGTTCCCGTTGGGCGACCCCGAGCCGGGAACGGAACGCTGGTCTCAAAGCTGGCTCATCTTCTACGTGGAGTGATCCGACATGTCGACGAGCGAAGACACCCTGCTTGGCAATGATCTCGTTCTCGCCATGGGCGACGGGCTCAGCCCGGAATCGTTCATCGACTTTTGCGCGATCGGCGATGTGGCCGGCCTCGGCGAACAGAAGCCGCTGGTCGACGTGACCACGCTATGCGACGACGCTCGCAAGTTCCGCAACGGTTTGAAGGAAGGCGCGCAGATGACGCTCGCCGCCAATCTCATCCAGGGCGACGAGCAGACGCGCGACTTGTTCGAGTCGTACCAGGCTGACGATATCGTCAACTTTCGGTACCGGATGAAGGGCGTGAGTCCGGCAGAGTACTTCGCGTTTTCCGCCACAATTTTGGGCTGGTCGATCGCCGGCGGCGTTGGCGCGAAGGCGGTCATGACCTTCACCATGAAGATCAGCGGATCGGTCGATTGGGTCCACACCTGACAGCAGGGCTCGGTTGATTGATCCCCGGCAAAATTTCAACGACAAGGCCGAGGGACAGACAGATGGCAAAGTGGAAGTATTCATCCGAGCTCGTGCAGGTAGGCGAGAACTCGGTCAATGTTCGACAGCTGACAGCGAAGCAGCGCACGACCTTCGCGACCTATTCAGCCGATGGCAAGCAGCCGGCCGAGCTTCCCTTCCTTGTCGTCCAACTCGGCAACGCCGACAACCTGACGAACGACGAAATCGACGAGATGCCCCCTGAGCTTCTGGACGCCGCCTGGCACAAGATCCTCGAGCTCACCGGCCTCAGAGTCAAAGACGACGGCACCGCGTCGCTGGCCGCGGGCGACGACGGCGAAAAAAAAGCTGGCTGACAGGGGAGGAGCTCTTCCGATGCCGCCTGGCGATCGCGCTGGGGTGTCTGCCGTCGGAGGTTGAGGACATCCCTTGCACCGACTACGACCTATTTCAGCGCTACTGGCGCGAGGAACCGTGGGGTTCGTGGCGCGACAACATGCACGCGGCTATTATCGCCAGGCAAGTCATGCTCGGGCGTCTCAAGCCTGGCGTGCCGGTGGGGCTGGACGAGTTCCTGTTGGTTCACCCTGAGAAGCGCGCGGCGGGCAACGTCCAGGGCTTCATCCAGACGCTGAAGATGATGGCCGGCGGCAAACCCAAGTCGGCGCCGACGAAGCGGCCGCCGTCCGGAAAGGCGAAGTACTCGCAGGCGCCGAAGGCGAAACCGAGAAAGAGGCGATAGCCGATGGCCACTATTGATCTCGCCAAGCTCGTCGTCCGTCTCGAGGCGCAATCCGCGCAACTCATTTCCGAGCTCGAGCGCGCGCGAACAGAAATAACCAAGTTTCAGAAGCACACAAACGACGTCCTCACATCATTCCGCAACGTCGCGGTAGCGGCGTTCACGATCGACAAGATCAAAGATTTCGTCACGGGCATCCTCGACGCCCAGGACCATCTTGCCAAGTTCGCTCAGTCGGCGGGCGAGAGCGTCGAAGAGGTGAGCGCGCTCAGTTATGCCATGAAGTCGTCAGGTGTCGACGCCAGCGACATTGCAGGCGTGTTCAAGAACCTCAACGAGAAGATTTCCGAAGCCGCGAACAATGCAAAGTCGGAAGCCGCAGTGCAATTCAAGGCGCTCGGGATCAGCGTTCGCGACGCGTCCGGCCAGGTGAAGACAGGATCCGAGGTGATGAAGGAGGCGGCGGACCGCTTCAAGACGTTCGGCGAAGGCGCGGTCAAATCCGCCGATGCCGTGGCGTTCTTCGGCAAGCAGGGCGCCACATTGCTGCCGTTCTTGAATCAGGGGTCCGAAGGCATCGCCAAGCTCGAGGAGAAGGCGCGGCAGTTCGGCGCCACCGTCAGCGGTGAGACCGCAGCGGCCGCGGAAAAATTCAACGATAAGCTGAGCGAACTCAAAACCCAGCTTGTCGACGGTCTCGGAAACCGAGTGGCGGCCGAGGTGCTGCCAGGCATGAACGCATTGGCTCAAGTGTGGGACGACGACAGAGGTCGCGCACAGGCATTCGCGGATGTCGCCGGCGTGCTGGCGATAACGCTCAAAGGCATTGTTGCGGTCGGTATCGTCGTGGTCGATCTGTTTCAGAATCTCGGCCAAGCGATCTACACCACGTTCATCGCACTGAACGATATCCGCGAGTTCGATTTCAAAGGCGCGCTCGACGAACTGAAGGACGGCATAGCATCCATCCGCGACAACGCGTCGAAGGACGTCGACAAGATCAAGGCGCTGTTCGATCCGGACAACGTGCTGCAGGAAGTGGTCATCACCGCGAAGAAGATGACGGACATCGCGCCGGATCTCGTGGGTGGCAAAGCGCTGCAGGATGCGATAGACGCCGCCGTCAAAAAGTTGAAAGACTTGGACACGCAGCTTTCCGGCCAGGTCGCGACGTTCGGTCTAGGCGAAGGCGCCGCCATTAAATATCGGCTGACGCTCGGCGACCTAGCCGACGAAGTGAAGAAGGCGGGCGCCGCCGGCGCGAAATTCGCCGCCGATATCCAGAAGCAGGCAGACGCGTTGCAGCGACTCAAGGACCAGAAGGACGCCGCCCAGGGCATCGCCGATATCAATGCCGAGATCGCGAAACTGTCGGGCGATGTTGGCGACGCCGCCGTGCTCGAGCTCGACAAGAAGTTTACGGACGTGATCACCAAGCTGCGCCGGCTCGGCGATGACGCCGCGTTGAGTCAGTACAACCTGCTGGTGAAATTGACCGCCGCGCAGGCCGACTACAATGACGAGCTACAGAAGGGATCGGTGATTCAAGATGAGCTCTCGCGAGACGAGGAGCGCATCAATCGAGCGCAACAATCCGGGGCGCTCACCGAGTTGCAGGCGCAGAAGCAATTGGGTGACGCCAGGCGCAAGGCGGCCGAGGATTTAACCGCGATCGCCGACGCCCAACAGAAGATTGCGGATCAGAGCGACAACGATAAGCAAAAACAGGGTGTCGCCAAGTTGCGCGGCGAGATTGAGAAGCTGAAGGAGACGTCGGATCTCGTCGGGCAATCCATCCGCAACACGGTGCAGAAAGACTTCGAAGACTTCGGCGTCGCCGCGGTCAAAAATATTCGTGACGTCGGCGACGCGTTCGGCGGCCTCATCAATAACATTGCGGACATGCTCTTGCGTATGTCGGTGCAGTGGGCGGCGAACAAGTTTTTCAACTGGTTGGTAGGTTCCACCGAGAGCTCGGACGGTAGCCAGGGCATCTTCTCGACCGTAGCGTCTCTCTTCACAGGCGGTGGCCGCGCGATGGGAGGTGCCATGAATCCCGGCATCGCCTACGATGTAAACGAGGTGCAGCCGGAGAAGTGGGTGGCGGATCAGCCAGGCCGGGTCGAAGATACGCGTCCCTGGGCGGGTCGCGGCGGCATGAGTGTCACGCAGTACATCAGCGTGCAGGCGCCGAAAGGTACGGTCTCGAGGGGCACGTTGACTCAAACCGGCGCGGCCGCAGCGCGCCAACTGCAACAGGCGAACGCGCGGAACAATTAGCGTGGCATTCCTAGAAGATCCTCCGTTTCCGGCGTGCCCGCGCTTGGGCTACCAGGCCAACCCGAATTATTCGGTGACGATCAGCACGGCGGCCTCCGGTATCGAGCATCGCAACCGCAACTGGCTGCGGCCGCTGTCGACGTACGCGTTCACCATTGGACCGTCCAGCGACGACGAGCTCGTCGAAGAGTTGATCGAGTTTTGGCATGCCATGGGCGGGACGGAATGCGGATTTAGGTTCCGCGACTACTCCGACTTCAAGAGCTGCCGCAAACTCAGGACGCCGACGCGGCTCGACCAGCTGGTGATACCGAACCCGGACAGTCCGGGCGGCTACCAGCTGCAGAAGGCGTACACCTTCGGCACACGCACGCAAAGCCGCGATATCTTGAAGCCGATCCAGGGAACGATTCTGGTCGCCGACAACGGCGTGCTCAAGACAGAGGGCGCGCACTACATGTTGGACTACGCCACCGGCTTGCTGACGCTGTCATTCTCGCCGGCCGGTTTGCTCACATGGGGCGGCGAGTTTGATGTGCCGGTGCGCTTCGACTCCGACTTCCCGGTTGAGATTCAACAGGCGCGCGTGGAGTCCGTGTCGTTCCAACTTCGCGAGCTCAGAGTCGCCGAGCTCGAGGACTAGCCGGTGTCGCTGATACTTCCCGCTGCGGCAACGCTGCATCTCGGCCGCTACTCGCGCCGCCTGACAATCTGCGGAGTCATTGAGAAGAAAGACGGATCGATCGTTCGCTGTACTCAACACGATGACGACCTTGAGATAGATAGCGGGGATCTCGAGGGCGTGTATCTCACCACGGCGGCCATCACCGGCAGTGACTTGAAGAGCGGCTCGGACTTGTCGCCGGACAACATGGAGATCTCCGGCTTCATTAGCGACGCGTCGGTGTTCACTGGTTTCTCGGTCGGCGATATCGAGGCCGGGTTGTTCGATCGCGCGCCGTTCCAAACCTTCCTGTGCCAATGGGATGACGCCGGCGCCTGGCAGAAGGTGCTGCGCCGTGGTTTCCTCGGCGAGATCAGCCGGACCGCGGAGGGCCAGTTCCAATGCGAGTGGCGCGGCCTCTTGCAGAACTACCAGCAACTCATTGGGCGCGTGTATGGCGAGCGTTGCGACGTCGTCGATTTTGGCGACGCGAGGTGCACGATCGACGTAGAAGCCATCACCGTCACCGCGACCGTCACGGCAGTCACCAGCCGCCGCCGCTTCGACGCCACGCTCTCGCCTGGCGATCCGCATGGCACTGACTATTTCGACCTAGGCCGCGCGACGTTCACGACTGGCGCGAACGCCGGATACTTCCGCCAGGTCAAGCGCGGCGCAGTCGACGGCACGAACGGCCACATCGACGTGTGGGAGTCGTTCCCGTTCGATATCGAGATCGGCGATCAGTATCGATTGCGGCCGGGTTGCGATCGCACGAAAACGCGCTGCCAGTTCTTCGACAACATGCCGAACTTCAGGGGGCACGGACTGTGGATTCCCGGAGTGCCGTCGATTATCCGCGCACCATAAGCGGAGCCGAGATCATCGCGACGGCGCGGGAATTTCTAGGCACCGAGTACAGGCACCAAGGGCGCACGCGTTTTGCCGTCGATTGCATCGGCCTGGTGATCGTTGTTATGGAGCGCCACCGACTCTTGCCGGCGGACATTCAGCGCGCGAACTATGGTCGGCTTCCACGCGCCGAGCTCATCGACAAGTGCCGCCATTATTGCCAGCGGCTCGAGGTGGCAGAAGTTGGTTGCCTCGTGCTCATCCGGTGGCCAGGTGAGAAGCACGCCGGACACGCTGCGCTTTTCACCGGGTGTAATCTCGTTCACGCTTATGCGCAGATCGGAGCCGTGGTGGAGCACGGCTACCGCGGGCCGTGGGTGAAACGCACCGATAGTTTTTGGCGTCTGCCGGGAGTCATGCCGGGTGGGTAAGTACGGGCAAGCGATCCTCACCGTTGTGGGCACCATTGTTGGCGCCTACTTCGGTTTCCCTCAGCTGGGCGCGATCGTTGGATCGCTCGCCGGCGGCTATCTCTTTCCGCCGCAGCTGCCAACGGTCAGCGGTCCGCGTCTCTCCGACATCACGAACACCAGCGCGAGTGTCGGACAACCCATCCCTCGAGGATGGGGCACGTTCCCCGCGGCCGGCTGCATCATCTGGCAAGGCGACGTCCGCGAGGTGATCGAATCCGACGACGTTGGCGGCAAGGGATCGCCGAGTCAAACCGTCAAGACGCCGACGTACTACCAAGACTTTGCGCTCGGTCTGAACGACGGCGTGATCGCCGGCGTACGTCGCATCTGGGCGAACGGGAAGATCGTGTACGACCGCACGCCGCTTCAGCGGATCAGTCTCGGTGATCTCGCTGACGAAACTGAGGCGGCGTTCACGCAGCGCCTGGCGCAGACCGAAGTCATATCGCAACAGATGACGATTTACCTGGGCACTTCAACTCAGGATCCGGATCCGACGATTGAGGCGGCCGAGGGCGTGGGCGAGGTATCGGGGTTCCGCGACCTCGCGTACATCATGTTCACCAATTGGAAGTGCAAGCCGGAAGATGGCAACCGGATCCCGACACAATGGAAGGTGGAGTGCTACACGGACGGCACTGAGAGCGACGCGAATCTCACGCTGTACGGCAATGAGGTGCTGTATCCCTGGATGACGGGTGACACCGATCCGGTCGATGCGCGCAACACGAATACATGGGGCACGGACAGCGTGACGTATCCGTATTCCAGTTCGTCCGACGCGATCGCCGCTTACAACCTGGCGCTCGGCTCGGACCCGAATAAGGTGATCGAGGACAAGCGTTGGGGTTGGTACTCCAACGGCAATAACGACAAGATCATGCCGACGCTCGGAGACATTCCGAATTTCGAGGGCACCGCATGCCACATCTACTACGGCCGCTTCGACACTTCGGTGGAGAAGACGGTCGTCGGTTTGGTGCCGTGCGAGACGGTGTTCACCGGCGTGGAGCACATCATTTCCGGAAGCGGAGGAAATCCAGCGCCAGGCAATGACCACGCGACGTATCAAACCACGCCGGCCACGGATAACGCGTTCGGGTTCGCGCCCGGAACACAGTGGGGTCTATGCGGCGGTCCGCTCCATGCGATCTGGCGACTTGCCGACGCCGTAATTTATGTGCGCCGTGCACCGACAGCGCCGCCCGATCCATGCTACGCGCCGCTGCCCGAGACAGATCTCTTCTGCCTGGACATCAACGGCAACCTCGTGCCGGCGGGCGATTGGGAACTGGACGGTTCGACGACATACAAGGTGCTGCAGATTTACACGGAGAGCGGCGGCAACGTCTCGAAATATCCGCTCTCGCCGGCGCGGCCGCTCGGACACGCGGATTACAACGATCAATATTTTTGGGAAGACGCGTACGACGAAGCTGTGGCGCGCGGCGACATCGGTGCGGGCCTGGTCTATGGCGTCAACTATCCGGTGACTCAGGCGTTCGCTTGGCGTCGTCCGGCGGTATCCGGCGTCGTCGTAGTGAACCGCGTGTTGATCGCCGATATCATCACCGACTTGAGCATTGAAGCCGGTCTCACGCCGGCGGATCTCGAGCTCTCAGACATCGCAGCGCTGACGGTGTTCGGCTTTGTCCGCACCAGGCCGATGAGCGCGCGGGCCGCGATCGAGCCGCTACGAGCGGTCGGGCTTTTCGACGGCTACGAGAGCAACGCCAAAATCAAGTTCACGCGGCGCGGGGCCGCGCCGAGCTTCGAGCTCACCGACGACGAGCTCGGCGTGGCGATCCAGGGTGAAGACGCGCCAAGCCGGATCACCACGCGCAAGCGACAGGAGTCTGAGCTTCCGCGCCGCGTGCGCGTGCATTACATCAGCCGCAGTCGTGACTATGAGCCAGGCCAGCAGGACTCACCGACGCGGATCGAAGTCGACAGCGTGAACGACCTGGATGTCGAAATGCCTGTCGTGCTCGAGGATGACGAAGCCGCACAGATCGCAACAATCGTGTGGGCCGATGCCTGGGCGTCGCGGCACCTTCACGACGTGGTAGTAGACGCCGAGCGGCACACCGTTGAGCCTACCGACGTCGGTCTGATACCAGTCGACGGTCGCGTTGAACGCATGCGCGTGGTGGATGTCACCGACACCTTCCCGTCGATTCGCAAGTTCTCAATGGTGCGCGACGATGACGGCTCTTACGTGAGCACCGCAGTCGCCGAGCGGCCGCCGATTCGAATTCCGCCCTCGCTGCAACCGTTCTCGCCGCTCGAGTTCGTGCTGTTGGATTTGCCGGTACTGCGTGACGAAGACGACGACGCCGGCGTATATGCAGCCGCGCGGCCGCTAATGGCGGGCGCAACATTCCGCGGCGGTCAGATTCTGAGAAGCACGGACGGCGGCGGAAACTACAGCGTGATCGCTCAGCTATCGAGCGAGACGACGATGGGGTACTTGAGTGCGGATGCGGGATCCGGACCGTCGACGACCTGGGATTGGAACACCGAAATTCTGGTAGAACTGCAAGGGGTGTCAACGCTCGAGAATCGAACCGAGGCTGCAGTCATCGCCGGCGCGAACTCCGCGGCGATCGGCGCGCACGGTCGCTGGGAGATCATCCAATTCCTCGACGCCGAGCAAGTCACCGCGAACCTTTATCGGTTGACCGGCTTGCTGCGCGGCCGACGCGGAACTGAATGGGCGATCGGCACTGCGCTCGAGGGCGATCGCTTCGTGATGATCTCGACCGGCACGTTGTCACGCGTGCCGCTGGATCTCTCATTCGTGAATGCTGAGCTTCTGTACAAGGGCGTGGCGACGGGCGTGACGATCGACAGCGCGCCGGTGCTCACGTTTACCGGCGCCGGCGAAGCGCTCAAGCCGTTCTCGCCTGGCGGCGTCGGCGGCTATCGCAATACGAGCGGAGATCTGATCCTTCACTGGATCAGGCGCGGCCGCATCGGTCACACGCTAACCGCCGGAACGGATGTCGCGTTGAACGAAGAGCTGGAAGACTACGAGGCGGCGATAATCGATAGCGACGGCAATGAACGCCGCGTGATCAGTTCATTGACCACGGCCGCCACATACACCGGCGTCCAGCAGATCGTAGACTTCGGCTCGCTGCAAACCGCGATCAAGGTGCGAGTGTTTCAGATATCGGCGGCCGTCGGACGCGGCCACTACAGCGAGGCGACTCTGTGAGCAATACCCCGAAGTTTTCCATCCCCGAGCTGCCGGCCTCGAGCAGTCAGCCGGAGGTGTATGTAGACACGGCGTCGCGCATTCTCGAGATCATGGCGCAGGCGGTCATCAAAGATCGCACGCTCACCACGCCGCCAGGCACTCAGGTCGACGGCGATATGTTCTGGATCAACGGCACGGGCGCCGGCGACTGGACCGGCCACAGCAATGTGCTCGCACTGTACGTCTCGACGTCGCTTGGTCCGTGGTTCTTCATCACGCCACAAACAGGATGGCGCGCGTACCTGTTGGCGGAGAGTCGCGCGGCCACTTACAACGGCACGGCTTTCACAACGGTCGCCGGCTTCATGTATGTGTACAAGAACGATTTCGATCGCACGGACCTGGCAACGGTGGCCGATCCGGTGATCGCCGAGACTGTCAGCGGTGCCGGCGCCGCGTCGTCTCGGCTCGCCGGCGCGATCAGCGGCGCGCTCGGCGTCATCGATCTTTCAACCGGCACCACGAATACCGGCCGCACGTTCGTCTCGTCTCGAGCGGCCGATCTCACCAGCTTCGGTGATGGCGTCACGATCTTTCGAGCTCGCGTGCGTTTGCCGGTGCTATCCGATGGCACTGAGACGTACTCAATCCGCGTCGCGTTCGACGACTCAGCAACGAACACAGCGCCGACGGATGGCGCGTGGTTCAGCTACACGCACGCCACGAACTCGGGCAAGTGGGTGTGCAACACGGCGAGCAATAGCACGACGACCGCCACGAACGCCGCGACTGCGGCGCCTGTGGCGAACACCTGGACTGCGCTCGAGGTGCGATCGAACGCCGCGGGCACGTCGATCGCGTTCTATGTCGACGGCGTGCTGGTCGCCACGAACACCACGAACATTCCGGTGACGTTCGGCACGCGCGACTTCGGCTTCGGCTTCGGCATCGTGAAGAGCGCGGGCACCACGGCGCGCAAGCTGCAGGCGGACTTTATGGAAGTTGAGAAAGACTTCACGACGGCACGCGCGGCATGAGTGACACGCCGAACCTTTTGCTGCCTGAGTTCGGAAGCGCCGGTGTGCCGTCCGGCCTCGAGCTCACGCGCGGGTTCCGCATTCTCGACGCGATCGTTCAACTCACGCCGAACGCGTTCGACAACGCGCCGCCAGGCTCACCTGCGCTCGGCTTCAAGACTATCGTCGGCACATCGCCGACGGGCGCCTTCATCGGTCACAAGAATCACATCGCGTACTACACGCAGGACGGCTGGCAGTTCATCGTCCCGCGCAACAATTGGCTGGCGATCTTCGGCGCGAATTCGTTGTGGGTGTTCAGTGAGTCGCTCAACGTTTGGGCACAGATCCCGCTGACCGGAGCGGCGGCGGGCGCGGCGAACATCACACCGGATAATCACCCGGTAACGCCTAACAACGCCGACGACGAGTTCGAGACGGGATCGGCGATTGACCTGGCAGGCACGCGTTTCAGCGGTGCGACGGCGTGGAGCTGGCTCAACCAGGGCACGCTGACTTCAGTGGTCGCACAAGGCGCGTTGACTGTAGTCAACACGAATCAGACGACGACGATCCGTGGAATCACGCAGGCGCCGTCCGGAGCGACCTATCGCTACCGTTCGAAGATGTCGTATTTCACGCCGACGAATAACACCGGCGCGACTGGCATGGTGCTAGCTCGAGGCGCGAAGCTGATCATCTTGGCGATCGGATATAACAATGGCGGCTTCGTCTTCATCCAGCGGTACACAAACGCAACGACGCTCGCGTCTTCGAGCTTCGGCACGGTTGGCGATGTGCCTGCGACGCGCACGAGTGGCGCCAGCACTGGATTGACGACGGAGGCGACCTATCTCGAAGTTGAGTACGACGCCACCAACGTGATCTTTCGCTCGAGCGGTAGCGGATACAACGGCACGTTTGGAACCTTTCTGTCCGAAGCCGCGGCGACATTCCTGGGAGGTGCCCCAGATGCCGTCGGCCTCATCATTTCGGGCCAGGCTGTCGCCACGGCGTTCGCCGGAAACTGGGATTGGTTCAGGAAAGTGGCGTAGAAAAAAAGCGCGTCGACCGATTCGCAGATCAGCGGACGCGCTCAAGGGGGGAAACTTTCACGAGTCGCGACAACGAGGATTGGAGCAACGTCCTGTATCGTCGCAGCACTGGCACTGCAGCGAGTTCAGCGAGCCTCGCAAATCGACGCAGCAACACGGCCAATCGGTCGGGTCCGCCGGCGGAAAGTCAGCCGGTGGGCTATCTGAGAACATTAATGCGGGCCAACGCCAGGCGTCGCGCAACCTTGGATCCTCAGTGCACACCCAGTTCTCAAACAACCAATCGAAGCGGTAACGAGGTTTCACGCCGCGCCGTCTTTCACTTCGGTCTGCGGCGGCGGGACGTGCATGTAGTGGCTCACGTCGTCCGCATCGACAACGTCGCCGTCGACAGTCAAAAAGAATTGTGTTCCGAACTCGGTTAGGAGCTCGGCGAGCTCCACGTCGCGCCCATCCTTCCACACGCAATACAGCCCGGAGTAATCCTCGGGCATGCCATCGGCGTCGATCGTCTTCCAACCGCCGGTCTCACTCATGACACGGGTCCTCGCATTGTCACGACGAAATTGATCGGGAGGCGCGCTCGCCAACAATCCATCCGCCGGCCGACTTGCAGATTGCTACGCGGTGTACGGTCTTTATCTTGCACACGTTTCCGTCGAACTCGAGGTCGATCGAGCAACCGGCAATCCACGCGATCGCGACGCGTTCGTCTTCCGTGAGCTGATCCGCTTCCTTGTCGATGGCACGCTCAGCAGCCAGTGCCAAGTCTTCGAAGATCTTCACCTGCACGAGCTCGGCAAGAACTGCGGCCGCACGGTCGTGAGCTTGGCGGCGTCACCTTGCCAGGTGATCCCCTCGCGCTTCGGCTGTTTAGCTAGGCCGCATTGCCACACCACGTCGCCGGCGGCGTCGACACCAGGCGAGAGGGCCAGGACGTTGTGCCCCTCGGCTTTCAAATCGTCCGACGCTCCCAGGCCGTACGTGATGACGATTACGCCGGCCTGCACGTTCACGCTGTCGACATATCGGCCGCCCGGCGTCTCGGCGCCGCCGGCTTCCTGGTAGGTTTCCGGCCAGTGTCCAGCGGTGGCGAAGCTCTCGGCCATCATCGTCTTCACGCCGGCGGCCAGGGTGAGACCTTCGGTCGCCTGCGCGCGCACCGTGTAGCTCTGGTAGGCCGGGATCGCCAGCGCCGCCAGGATGCCGATGATCGCGACGACGATCATGAGTTCGATCAGGGTGAAGCCGCGCCGGCGGGCATGTGGCGGGTCGACTTTCGTTGAACGGGAGAACGGGGCGGAAAAGTTGCGCATGGCGTGAGACTCCGAGCGGTTGGGGAAAGGCGGGCAAGAGTAGCGTGCCGCGCAGGTTCTAGTCCACGCGTACGAAAGTGCCGCGCGCGGTTTCCCTTCCGTTCCCAGCCAGCCGCGGTTGCGGCCAAACAACGGTCTGCAGGTGCGGCTGCTTTAGCTTCGGTGCGTCTTACGGACGCCACTCGCCCACGCGCAGGTTCAGGCCGCGCGCCCTATCCGTTGCCCCCTCTCAATCGCTCGAGGAAGGCGGGTCGTCCCAACCCCACGAAGGGGCAAGGGATAGGTCCGAAGTTGTCCAGGTATCGCCGCAGTGTCTCTGAGGGTCGGAAGTCGCGCTGCTCTGCTGTCTTTTTGGTTCGAGCTCGAGCGCGCGCGCAAAGTGCCCCGCATGGCGAGACGTTCGCCACGGACGGTTCGGTTTGCTGTGCGTCTGCCCCGTTCCGGGCTCGATACTTTCGCGGCACGCGCGGAGCGATCGAGTCCCTAGCGGTAGGGGTTGGTAGGCTGGTGCGGCACTGTATGTTGTGCCATAGTTGCGCCGCGGCTCTTCCAGGAGTCGCGTGTTTCTTGCGCTGTTTTCTTGGCGCTTAGCTACGAGCGGCGGCGCGACGGTTTAGAAGCCATCTGGCCGTTCGCTGTCTCTCAAGTTCCAAGCTCTCGACCAGCTTCGAACCGATACGCTAAGGGTCTCGAAACCCTCAACGCCGGGCGGCTCCAACCGCGCCGGCGTTTTCTTTTCTACAGGATAGCGAGCGCCCAGGGAACCCGATTGAAAAGCGCGCTGACAATCGGTATGAGGAAGGCGCCGGGTCGGTCGGCGTTCTCCATATCGAGTTAGTCCAACTACTTTCCCCTCCCCGGAAGCCTGACGCTCCGCAGGCTGATAGGGGGAGCGCCGGCCGGCTCCGCATGTCCACTTTTCCCCTGTTATTGGAGGCGATGAAATGTCGACGCGCGCAAAGTTGAAGCTGGTGCAGGTGATCGATTCGGCCTGGGCCAAGGGCGGCCCGGTGCAGAAGACGCTGAAATTCTCGGCCGTCTATGACACCAGCATCCCGGAGGATCAGCGTTTCCAGAAGGCGACGCCGAGCGGCAGCTGCGAGTTGCAGATCGACAACCCGGAAGCGCTCAAGCAGTTCGAGATCGGCGCGGATTACTACGTCGACTTCACGCCTGCGCCGGATCAGAAGTAACAGGCACGAACGCGGCCGAGCTTCCGACAACGAACCATCATAGGCATAGGGCCGCAGCCGCATGGTCGAAGGAAGCTCGAGCCGTCCGCTCTTTGAGCTCACGCCGGACGAACCGAGCGTGCAGGCTAACGTGGGTCGCCTGTGTCTTCTCTTCTGGTTTGGATCGTTGCGCGAATGGAAGATCGGACCGCGCGACAATCGCCGCAACCAGAATCCCCACTGGCAGATCTATCTCGGGCCGCTCTCAGCGATTTGGTGGACGTACTGATTCACGGATCGAACATGTCGATCGCCTTGCCTTCGCGCCTGGTGCGGTAACGCGTCTCGGCGTGATGGTCGCGGTCGTAGTGCAAGTGGCAACCCTGGCACATCGCTTTCAAGTTCGAGGGGTCGCAGTGTTCCGGCTGGTGATCGAGATGCGCGACAGTTAGAACGACGGTCGAGCCGGTGCCATAAGCTGCGCCGGCTTGAACGTTCGGACAGCGACCGGCATGTGTGCCGCGGCCGCACTCACCGTGACACTCGCAGCGATCGCCGGCGCGCTTCCTGATATCCGCGCTGATTTCCGGCCAGTTGTCCGGATAGCGCGCGCGGTTCTCAGGACGGATCGGCATCTGGTTTCGCCGGTGGATCGGCGCGCTTCACATACAACATTTCGCGGGCGATATCTTCTTTCAACCAACGCTCGGCTGCGCCATTCTCGAGCGCCTTCACTAGCGGATAAACCCAGCTGAAGAGATACGGGTGAATCTCCTCGAGTGCCTTTTTAACTTCCCTAGAGGCGCGGAATGCTGGGTCGTTCGGATCGAGACGCGAACGAATGAGGCGTGCGGCGTCGGCGAGATATCTTGGTTGAGTCATTGGAGTTGCGGCAACACGCCCGGATTGCAGATGCCGCACACGTCGCCGGCGAACGCGAGCTCGGTCCCACAAGTCGCGCAGCATTCCGCGTCGTCGTCTTCTTCGTCGACGAGCTCGGCCGCGAACGAGGTGAACTCGCGATTGATCGCCGCAGCGATCGGGTCCGCTTCCTCAAAGGCTTGGCCCATGTTTCGTAAGACGTTGCCGGCGAGCTCGGCGGGATGCCTGGACGTTTCATATTCTCGTTTGCGGATAGCGGTTAGCATGTGCTCGTGTTCTAACCACTCGCTGGTTGCGCGCGCCTGGTCTAGCGCGTGCGGTGTGACGCCGAAGCGATGCGCCACGGCTTCGCAGATCTGATTGCTCCGGCGCAAGGCTTGCTGGTCGGCCGGCTGTCCGCCGCCGAACTCGCCGGCGTCGAACTGCGCGTCCGCGTGGCCGCACTGAAGTATTTCGCGGAACCAATCTCGGTGTACGTGAAGCGCACGGCGGAAGGCGCGGAGCGCGCGTTGCATTTGCGCGCCGAACGGTGATCGCAAGTTGTACGACGTCATTTGCTGGACTCCTTTTGTGACTGTCTCGGAAGGAAGAGATTGGGTCGAAGCCGCCGGCGCATTTCGTGGCACTGACGCATTGCCTCGAGATCCGCTGCGACTCTCTCGAGGCTTGACCATTCGAAGCGGCGCTCAACGTAGTACGAGAACTCCAACGCCGCGCAGGCTTCCTCGTGATCTAGCCGCTGACCGAGACCGAAGTAGACCAGCCAGTTTTGTTGATCGGTCAGTTTCAGCGTGCGCGCATCCGCGGGCAGTCGCGGCGCCGACAAGTACGCGCGAGAGCTCATGCTCCCGCCCTGAGTTCGGCAAGCCGCATCGCTCCGTCATCGGCGGCGTCCTGCACCTGGCGTTCGTACGCTTTGCGGTGCTCCGGCGAGAGTCGATTGACGGCGACAACACGAACGGTCGTGCGGCCGCGGCATTTGTTGCAGACGGTGTCGTAAACGCCGCCGGCGTAGTCTTCCGCGAACTCCGGGTCGTTGGCGAAATCTTCGGCCGACAAGCCGCTGGCGTCGATCGACGGGTTGACGTGCGAACCCTTGCCGTCGCACACGTCGCAGACCCCCCAGGTTGTGGGCAGCGGAAATTCTGTGCCGTCTTCGAGATAAAGAATCGGGATCGCGTCGGCAGCACAGTTGCGGCGATCCGTGGCGAAGTTGATCTCCTCGAGATATGCGTCGTGGCTCATGCGCGTGCTCCTTCAATGTTTGGAAAAGAGGGCGCGAACGATGCGCGCCTTCTGTTGGGCGGTTGTGGTTCCTGCGTGTGGACCGCAGAGCTTCGAGAAGAGCCGGTTCTTTTGCTCGATAAGCTCGAGGACCGTCTTCGATCGTCTGAGGCTCACGCCACACCTCGCACCGAGAGCTCAGGCAGCATGCGATCGCGCTGCGCATCCGTCCAAAGGCGGTCGATCACGCCGAGGGCGGCCTCCCGACTCTCAACCCACACGCGCGGAACGCCGCGACGGACTCGGACCAGAAAGCCGCCCCGCTGGTCCGTGCAGAACGTAAGCGGCGTGATGGCGACGAATGTGTTCGGGTTCATGATCTCGGCTCCGTGTTAGTGCTCAACCTGCGCGGCCATCATACTGCGCGGCGCGCAGGTTTTAGCGTGCTGGTGTTCACGGTTTCAGCAGATCAAATCCGCTCGCAGGTTAACTCCGGGCCGGTAGCTATTCACAAAATGAGAAACAGAATCGACCGGAAACCTGAGAAGAGAAAAAAGTAAGTCGCCGGCGAGTGAGCGAACCTGCACGTCGACTACTTCACATTTCAGCGATGGCAATCGCGTGGTGCTGCCGTGTTCATTGATTCGGAAATCTATGCCGGCGAGGTTCACCTCGAGAGCCTGACCGCCGACGGTGTCTATGATCTGGACGGCGACGCCGAAGTTGTCGAAGTAGTCGCGTTCGAACTCCTGGCGCGGATCGCGTTGTTCTTCGACTGCGGCGGGCATCGCCGGCGGCACGTCGCGCGTCGGCTTGATCGGTCCGCAGGCATCGTCTTCGAAAATCGCTTTGCAGAGATCAAGAGCCGCCGTCATCGCGTTGCTCAGCGCAAGCGGTCCGCCCTCGAACTTGTGCGAAGCTTCGCCAGTGGGCAAGTCGCCGCCGTTGACGAAGAGCTCGTAAGTGCCGTCGCCGTTGTCTTCGATACAGACGGCGCCGATGCCATCGTTGATTGCTTCCGCGCCGATTGCGAACTGTGCGATCAGGTTGGGGCGAGTGGTCTTAGTGTTCATGGCTGTCTTCCGTGGGTGGCGTTGTGGGTTAGCGATTCGCTTTGTGAAGCTCGAGCACCGCGGTGAGCTGCGCGGAGAGCGCCGGCACCTTGTCGGCGACGCACATGAGCGCGCCGACGGTGCCGTTGAATTCGCCGACTGTCGCCGCTTCTTCCGCCTGCGTGGCGACCGCGCTCATTGCTTCGAGATGAACCGCAATGCTGCGCGCGAGTGCGACGATCGCCAGGTTGGCCGACGTGGATGTGGTTTGCATGGTGAGAGCTCCGATTAATTAGCGGGAAGGGACGAACATCACAACGGCGCGGCCGTCGCGGTTGAAAGAGACACCGACCGGGATGACTTCGCCGTTCGCAGAATTCCAAACGGTGAAGTTGGTATCCGACGGGTGTTTAGCGAGCGTGCCGCGAATGAAGGCCGGAACATTTCGCAGATCCAGGCCGCGCACCTTCTCGTCGGTGAAGAGTCCGGCCAGGCGGCCTTCGGTGTGAACTCGCGTCCAGGTGATGGCGCAGGTAATCGCGGCGGTTTGTGTTGTGCTCATTGCTTCGGCCTTGTCTTGGTGTGTGGCCAATATAGCGTGACACGCAGGTTTTAGCGCGACGCCGGTCACAAAAAAGAGAGGCGGGACGCTCGAGCGGCGCCCAGGTTATTGTCAATTACAGCAGCGAGACTTGCTGCGGGCCGTCCGGCTCTCCTGGTACGCGGGCCGCCACGATCGCGGCGACGACGGCCTTGGGTGCGGGGTGAGTGAGCGGAGCGCCTAGCGCCTGGTAATGCTCGAGAATGCGCCGGCGCATTTCGGCGTTCGAGATCTCGGCCGGATCGCCGGGCCGGCGGAAGTCTAGGACTCCGGAAGGCGCGGCCATGTCAGCCGCGCGCGGCTTCGGGTTTCTCGGCGAAGTACTGGGGGTCGTAGATCGCCGCGAGTGGAACGCGGCCGTCATAGAACTCAAAGATGGACCGGGCGAGCTCGCGCTTCGGCGACTGGTCGCCCTTCTCAACGCGCGACAGGTTCGTCGGATCGGTGCCAACGATGCGCGCCACGGCTTCGAGTGAGAGGCCGCGCGACTTGCGGGTTTGTGTCAAAAGCGATTGGAATTGCATGGCGCCCCGATCTTTGCCCAAACCTGCGCGTCTCGCAAGCGCGGCCGCGCTAGTCGTGACGGCCGTCAAGACTTGACTCCTATTCCGAAAACTGCACAGCATGCAGCCGCAACACAGGGGAAGATCATGCGCAGGGGCGGATATCAACCGGTCGCCGAACTCGCGACCGTCGTAATTGACGGCGACAGCTGGGCGGTCCGTCTGTCACCGCAAGCCACGGTCGTCGAACTCGCTTGCCTACTCTTCACGCTCGGCGGCGGCGAGCGCGTGAAGGTTCAGGCCGTCGACATGGGCAGGGGCGCGTTCGCCGTGGTGCCGATCGACGCCGGCATGAAGGCGCCGACGACGGCCGACATCGCGCAGGCGATGGAACACTGGACGGGACCCGTGCCGTCGCTAGTCGCGATCGGGGGGAGCAGCCGTGCAACTGTTTGAAAACTTCTGGTTTCGCATGGGGCTCGGCGAGGGCCGGCGGCGGCTTCGAGCTCAGAAGGCGGGGCGACCGTACGGGCGGAATGTTTCACGTGGAACATTGCGCGCTATCCGTAGCGCCCAGGCAACCTGCACGCACCGATTGCCCAACGGCTCGAGCGCCTGGGGCGTCGAAGTCGACGGCATTTCGGAGAGCTGCGGGCGTTGCGGGTTGTCGCGATGAAGTGCCGCGAGCTCCTTCACTGGTCGGCGTTCGCCATCGCGTTGCGCTGCAGACTCGGCGCGCTCGCCGTGGTGTGTTACTCGACCGTCATAGTCATCATCGCCGGCGCGCTGCTGGTTTGGGAAAACCTTCTGCCGCTTGCCGCCATTCTGCTGGCCGCGCTGTGCGTGATCGCAATTCGATATATCTGCCAGCACGGCTGGCCATGGGAGCCGAAGTGAACGAACCCAAAGCGAATCACCCATCCGCGTTCGGCAAGGTGAAGTGCTCGGCGTGCGGATTTGACGCCGACGTCTCGCTAGAGATCGCCGGCGCGTTGGAGATTAGCAAGCTGTGGATTGAGGGGCGGCCGGTAAAGTTTGCCAACGCGCGTGGCGTGGTGCTCGACGAGATACATTCCGAGCGCCAGCGACAGATCGAGGAAAAGGGTCACAACGAAAACTGCGACGACTTGTATCGAGTGCCCGAACTCGCCGCCGCGGCAAGCGCGTACGCCTGGCCTGTCTTCATTTCCCAGGGTGAGCCGGAGCAAGGCAACAAGATCATGCCGTGGCAGTGGCCGTGGGATGAGGAGACATATAAGCCACGATCGCCACGCCGCAACCTGGTGCGCGCGGCCGCGCTCATCGTCGCCGAGATCGAGCGCCTTGACCGCTTGGCATTGAAGAGGCCGCGATGACGAATACGAGCCAGCCGATCGCAGTGGAGCAATTGCCGACGGTTCCTCAGCAGGTGATGGAGCGCTTCGACTTTCAGCACATGGCCACGACTCAGGGCACGATCATTAACGCCATCTTTCAATTGATCGAGCAAACCAGCGTCGGAAGGCGATTGAACACGCGCCACCGGATCGCGATCGCTAATTATCTTCGTGAGCACTACACGCTTGTGCTCGAGGAACAGGAACTCGAGGGCACGTGAGCAAAAAGAAAACAGCGGCTGCAGAGCCGCCAGCCGTCGCGCTTCCGGTCGAAGCGAAAATCCTGCGAGCGTTCAAGCCTGGCGACATCGTCTTTATCGAGTGCGCCGAGAAGATGAACCTCGCGCAGATGTTGCATTACCAGCGACAGCTGAAGGCGATGGTGCCGGACGTGCGGATCATTGTGTTGCAAGCAGGCTTACGCGTTGTGGCCATGCCTGACGAGGAGGAGGACGATTGAGCGACGTGAATGTAGGGCCGATTCTTTTTAGGCGTCCCATGATCGAGGCCATTAACGCGGACGACAAAGACCGAACGCGGCGAATCGTCTCGCCAAAGAATTGCCGGGTCTCCAACGGCGGCTCGCTATCCGACGTGGATCTGTCGACTGGCCGAGCTCGGCGGACGGGTTCGATCCCCGAGATACGCGCGCAGGCCGGCGTTCATCATCGCGTTGTCAGTGTCACGCCCCGCGTCGAAGTCGGCGACCTGTTGTGGATTCGCCGCGGCACCTTCGAGAGTCGAAAGAAGTCGCGCGGCGTGCTCGTGGTGCTGGCGGTTGATGTTGCGCGCGTTCAGGACATGACGGAGACCGAGGCGCTCCGTGAGGGTATCGACCACGTGCCGCGCAAGCGTGGGCATCCCGACAACCCGCGCGATCGCTTCGCGCTGCTGTGGGATTCGATCAATGGTGCCGGCGCCTGGCGTCGCAACGATTGGACGTGGATCTATGTGTTCAAGCACCACGCAGTGAACGTGGAGACGTTATGCGAAGAGCGCGGCATCGAGTTGGGGAAAAAGAAGTGAAGATAGGCGACCGCTTTCAAAAGATTTTCCTGGGCCGGCGCATTGGCCAGGCTATGGAACGAGCGTCCGCTTCTGCGGACGTTGTCCATCTTCCGCCGCAGGCGATATCGCCACTTATTCGCGGCCGCGTTTCGAGGGTGTCCGTGATTCGCGGCGGCGAGGTGTCTGTAGTCATGCGGTTCGGTCTCGAGGAGAAGCACCAGGCGCTGACGTTTCAGGTCGGCGAGCTGGTCGGCATCGCTCGGAGCTCGAGCGCTGTCGTTCAACCTGGCCAGTTAATGACGCTCGGTCCCGATGACAAGCCGGTACACGATCAAGTCATTGATGGATGAACTGCGCGACGGCTGGCGGCTCGTGCAGGTGCACGAACCGCTGTGGCCCGGTGGACGGCTGCAGGATCTGTTTGTACTCGAGAAGGACGGTCGTCGCGTGATGCCGCCACGGCGGGCGGTATCTCAGGCACAGCGCCGCGGCATTGTGACGATCAAAGACGGTCAGATGCTCGGCGGCTTGACGCCGATCGAATGGATCGAAGTGAAGCGCGAGGCGAAAAAATGAACGAACCGAGGCGATTGCGAGTGTGGTCGAGGATTTTCTGAAGGAGAAGTTGGACGGATGAAGGAGGACGAATGTTTACCGCAGTGGTGGCGCGCGTTGAAGTGATCCGCGCGCTCAAGAAGCTAGTCGACAAGGCGATCCTCACTGAGGATCCGGACGACTGGTTCCGCGACGATCAGGTGAATTGCCGAAAGGCGATCCAGGCGATCAACCACGCGCTGGGTGATGACAAGCCGCCGACGCGTGACGGAACCGTAGGGGCGCTGCTAGACGGCTTGCTGGCGGACGACGAGGAGGACGGCGATGATTTACATCATGACGATGTGGCTCCGACTGTGCGTCGGCAGTGAGTGCGAGATGGTCGCGGTCTATGACTCACCCGTGCCAACGCTCGAGATGTGCATGGCACTGGGCAAGCGAGAGGTTGAGCGCCTGGCGAAATTTCACCCCGATCCGATCTGCAATGCGGTGAAGCTAGTCGACGACAAGAAAGAGCAACGCAAATGAACGACCGGAAGGCGCGGTTGAAAGAGTCGGTGCGCTTCTGGTTGTTTCCGGATCGCGATGACGTGCAATTGATGATGCCGCATTGGGTGGCGCGGTTATGCACCTTCAATGGCGATGACGGTTTCGACATCACTCTCACCGAAGAAGCCGGCCGCGAGTGGAAGCTCGAGCGCGGCGAGTATGTGGTGGAATGGCCGACCGGTCAGGTTGCTGTGCTCTCGCGGGATGAATTCGAGGGCATGTTCCTCGAGCTCGAACCGCCGCCGTGAAGCCGAAGATCGAGTGGAACGAAGGCAGCATCGCGCGCGTTCTCGCGCGCAACACGTTCGATGGCATGCTATGCGTTCTACCGAACACCACGTGGACGGGTTGCGAGATCGACCTGCTGGTTGTCGGGCCAGGTCTTCGAATGATCGACGTCGAGATCAAAATCACTCGGGCGGATCTGCGGGCGGATAAGCACAAGGACAAGTGGTGGCACTATCCCAACTGGGACCGCCGTATTCACCTCGAGCGGCCCGCACGCCAGCCTCGAGCCTGGCCGCTGCGTACCTGGAAACATTACTACGCCATGCCGGCGCAGCTATGGAACGACGAGATGCACGCCGAGGTGCAGGCGATCAGTGGTGTGCTTCTGGTTCATGACAGCAACCGCGCGGGCGGAAAGCTGGGGCGCGTTGAATGCGTCAAGCGCGCGAAGCCGTGCCGGGATGCGCCCGTGCTCAGCCACTCGCAGGTGATCAACCTCGCGCGCCTGGCCAGCGTTCGAATGTGGGACGCCTATTTCAAATTAGAAAGGTGCGGCGATGCCGGTGCAGCTGATACCGGGACGTAACATTCTCAACGCCAAGCACGGACACAAATGCCGCTGCGGCGAGCTGGTGATTCTCGGTCAACTCAAGGACGCCATCGGCACGATCAGGTGGCACAATTTCGAGAGCAAGCCGGTGCCGGACGGACCATGTAACTCATACCGGCGCCACATCTGCGCGGAACCGGCGAAAGCCAGCAGCCGTTAAAAGTTGCGCCGCATGCAGTAGCGCGGCACACTTCGCGCCGAGATGTCAACGGCGGCACACATGGTTTCCCGGCCTTTCACCACGAGCGAGACGCGCGCGTTCGTTGCAGATATGCAGCGACGGCGGTACTGCGCCTGGCGTAAGCAGCTGGAATTATTCCAGGTAGCCGCGGGCGTTCGGCGCGACCTGGTGCACGTGCCGGACGTTAGTTGGGTGCAGCGGTATGCAGCCAACGAGGATGCGTTTTCCGCGGTGCTCGACGAGCTCGAGCGTTTCGACTGCTGAATTGTATGCGTGAAGAGCGGGCGGGGCCGAGTCAGTGCGCCGACTGGCGATAGGCCATGAGTAGCACGTCAAGGCGTGGCCGGCCGGGATCGGCATTCATCCCGGCCGGCTCAACTCGAGATGTTACGCTCCCTGCAGTCGCGCGCTGTCGGCTTCAATGCGCGCCGTCACGTCTGCCCAATCTTCATCGGTCGCGCTGCGATCCTTGAGCTTATCGGCGACGGCCTGCATATGCTCGTCGACGTTCTTGCCGGCTTCGATCGCATCCGACAACGTGTACAGCGACGTCGCCGTCTTTCCCTGTCCCTGGAGCTCGAGGCCGAGCGCGGCCGATCGCAATCCGATCAGCACGAGAGTTACCGGGTTTGCTGTGATCATGGTCTTACCTACTCCTTGCCGCCTTGACGGCGTTGATGAAGTTGCTGAGCGCTGTCACCGCTTGGTTGACGGCTTCCTGTAGTTGCGATTGAGTCTGCGCGCTCTCTGTCGCGCGATACGCGTTTGCCAGGTCGCGCAACCCTGGCGAGTGAGATACCGGATCGCCGACGACGAACGGCTTCACAGCTGCGTCGGCCTTCTTCAGCGCGTCTCGTACCTCGGCGGGCGTGCCGGGATTCTGTGCGAGATCTGCGGCCTCCTTCACCACGATCGAGTAGTGCTCCGCGATGACGTACGCTTCATCCGGCAACGTCTTCGCCGCCTTGTAAGCTGCCTGCGTGCCGACGCACGCTGTCAGGCTGAGGCCAGTGATGCCGAGCACGAAGAGCAAGGCGAGCCGAGCGAATCCCTGTTGTTTGTCGCCGGCTTGTCTCTTCGCCAAGTCCTGGTTTGCTTCCACGGCGGCGTTGGTGAGTGGCGGACTCGCGCGCGTGGCTCGAGCGTGGCCCGCATATACAAGACTCGCTAGAGTGAAGAGGGTCATGAATGCGTCGATCAACTTCGCGCCGTCCTGATTGAAAAGTTTTTCGTCCACGTGGAACAGTAGAGAAGCGGCAACGCCGAGGAACGCGACGAGTGCTACTAGCAAGCCGCGCATAGTGTGCGACTCGAGCAGACCTATTTTTTCGAGCATGGGGTCAATCTCCTGACTGATTGGAAAACGCCGCCGTTTGGCGGATGAACTCAGCTAGGCGCCGCGCCCAGCCGTGTGCATTCTCTGCTTGCAAGCGAAAGCCGGCCGCCTGCGCCGCCTCTCGCACATGATCGTGCGTGATGATCTCGCCGTAGAACTCGCATCTGCGGGCGAGAAAGTCGGCGTAGATTTTCCTGGAGGGCTGCGCGTTGATTGCTGCGATGAGCGCCGGCGCGCCGAGCTTCGGATCGACTTGCACTAAAGTTGCCAGCCACGCCTGAGCGCGGCCTGGTCCATGCTGCACGCCGGAGTCGATGACGAGCTCGCGCAATATGTCGTCGTCAATGAGCGAGAAACCGGGCTCGCGAACGAAGAGAAGCGCGTAGACCTGTCGCGCTGTATCTTCGGTGAGAGCTGCCACGTCTTCAACCGTGGCCGGACGTTTAAGAAAGCTCGAGAGTGTCCGGATGGTCACGCCGAATTTGGTCGGGCCGCCGATATCGGCCGGGTGGTTGCTGAAGACCGAACCCTCGCGTTCGATTAAGTTGTCGATCACCTGCGACGCGGTTAAATCTGCCATGCGTTGTCCCCTTGTGGTGTGCTATATCTTGCGCGGCGTGCAGTAAATCGCACGGCGTCGGCAAGATAACACGAGGCACCTCAAGATGGCTGAAGCTCCCGCACCTGCGCGCAACAACGCGGAGGACTCACTCTCAATTTCGCGCGACTCACTCGGTCACGACATTCTGGCCGCACTCGTCAACGAGTTGAGGACTCTCCCGGACCACTTCTCGAGATTGAACGAGGAGAACCAACAGAAGTGTATCGAACGATTAAAGGACAAAATTCGCGGCGGCATTGACAAGGCCATACGAATCATCGTGCACGGCGAGCTCGCCGCGGTGCCGGCCAAGCTCGAGCACGTCAACTGGAAGGATGGGCTGACGTGTGGTCTCAAGATTCAACGCGACGCGATGTATCGACACGCACTCTCAGACGCTCAGGGCACAACAGTGCTGCTCGTAGTGACGGACGCCACGCGATGGGTAGCGCGCATGGACGAAGTCAAGGCGAAGAGCGATCAGATTGATCTATTCGACGGCACGTACGACGGTAAGCGTGATCAGCCGGGATATCGCCGCGACACAGAAGACCGTATTACGCCTGGTACCAGCTGGGACGATCTGAAGAAGTCGCTGAACACGCCCAAGCCTGGCGCCGCTGAGACGAAACCGCCGGAAGGTGAATCGAAATCGACCGAAGGTGATACGCCGCCTGCATCGAGCGAGACGACGGCGTCGGATTCAGGTCCTGACACTCAGGAACCCCCGCTGCTTTTTGGTAGTGCGTCGCGTGAGATCGACGATCGCGCCGAGGTGACATTCATCCAAGAGAAGCTCGCCCAGGCAGGTGCGCCGATGTCGCGTGGCGCATTGCTGGCGCTGACAAAAGAGCAACTGGACTGCACGCGCATTTGGGCTGTCGCATACGTTCGACCAGGCTGTACGATTGCGCGTCCGCTATGGGTTCCGATTCCAACACCGCCAGATGCATCGGCGGGAACTTCCAACGATGAAGGAGACAAGCAATGAAGAGACTGCACGTTCTACGACTAGTCGGAGTGGCGGCGACGCTTATTTGCTCGGCTGCATTCATGTGTTCGTCTGCGATAGCAGCGCAAAACACAGGTAGCCTAACGCTTGCAACGAAAGTTAACGGCGATGGCACATTGACGCCGACCCTAACGTGGGAAACGACGCCGGCGGCGCCTTCGTGCCAGGGATCAGGCAACGCTTCATGGAGCGGTGCAAAGGCAGGCGCTGGTACTGTGACGCTAGCAGCTGTGCCCGCGAATCAACCGCAGGCGTATGCGTTGGTGTGCAGCTGGCCAGGCGACACGCAGGCGATGCTGACGTGGACCGCTCCCACGGAGAACACTGACGGATCCGCGCTCACCAATCTTGCCGGCTTTCGCGTGAAGTATGGAACCGCACAGGCCGCGCTAGACAAGATGGTCGACGTCGCCGGCGCGGGCGTCACCAAATATACGGTCACCGGCTTGAACACCAGCGGCACGTATTTCTTCGGAGTCATGGCCTACACAGATCAGGGCGCCGAGTCCGCGCTTTCAAATTTGGTGAGCAAGGCGATCAACGCGCAGGCGTTGCAATGGTCACAGCAGACCGGCTTCAAGGTGCCGAAGGCGCCGGCGACGAGCGACCCGCAGTAACATGCCGAGGACGCGCACATAGGAAAAACGGGGTGTACAGCATGTCGCCGCAGATCATCACTATGGTGCTCATCGCTCTCTTCTCTCTGGTGTTCATTCCGGGCACTGTCGCAGTGACCAAGCAATTCCTAATCGCTCGCCGCGAGGCGAAGCGCGCCGCGATCGAATCGCTCGTCGACACCAAACTCTCGAACTATGTGAGCGCCAAGCAGCACGAGGAGAAGTTCACGCAGGTTCGCGACTATCTGGACACCATTAGAAGCGAAGCCTACAGACGCGAAGGCGCGTTGATGGCAGCAATCAAGTCGAGCGCTGAACAAGTCTCGCGCGTCGAAGATAGGCTGACGTCTAGACTCGACGCGCTAATTGGATCGAAGGCGGGATGATGATAACGGCGAACCAATATCGGGCGATGCGGTTGCTGTCTGTGCCGACGAGCTCGGCCTTCATGGACCGAAATTCTATGTTTGCCAAAGAGGAACCGCAGGTCGATCACGTCGACGTATCGTTCGCCGATTCAAATGCGGCGAGTTTGTGCGTTGACGAATTCTCGAAGCTCAGCAACGCCGAGCAAGACGAGATTCGAAACGCTGGCGTGTCTGTCACCGCGCCGACGCTATCGGATTTCCAGTGCTTGTAATAGGCATCGATCCAGGCGTGACGACCGGCTTGTCTGTGTGGAACGCACAGTCGCGCGCGCTCATTGTCGTCACGTCTTACGGTATCGTTCGAGCGATGCGCGAGGTGCAAGCGTTGCTTCCGCAGACCCCGCTGGTGATCTTCGAGGATGCGCGCAAGCGGACGTGGTTCGGCAATCGCGACGAAAATCAGCAAAAATATGGATCCGGTGTACGTGAGGGCGCGGGCTCAGTGAAGCGCGACTCATCGATATGGGAAGAGTTCCTCACGGACTGCGGTGTGCCGTTCAAGTCGAAGACGCCAGGCACTAAGCGTAATGCTCCTTACTTTGAGCGGCTGACCGGATGGCAAGGTCAGACGAACCAACACGCACGCGACGCCGCGTTGATTGTCTATGGCCTGAACATGCCGATGTGCAGCGGGATAGTATCCGCCTGGGTGAGTGATGCGGAGAGACGATGCGGGCCGAAGACAGGCAGATCCTCAAGGAGTCGTCCGACCGCTGCTACGACACAGCCGTCGCCCTCTTCGACTCTGAACGGCGGATCGTAGATATGATGCTGCGCGCGCGCGTGAGATTGCTGGAGCATGAGTTGAAGGAAGTCGGCGAAGACTTGCGACGCCATGCCAATCAGGCCGAAAGCTCATCGCCCCGCGGGTAGCACGCTCGCACGTGCACAGCGCGCGAGACAGTACGCGCATGAGACGCGCCGAAGATCGCACCAGACTCTGTACGATTGGCAGTGGCGACACTACTCACGCAGGCGACTGATAGATCATCCCTTCTGCGCGGAGTGCGCGGCACGTGGCGTCATGCGTCGCGCTCGAGTCACTGACCACATACGCGACCATGATGGCGACGCCGAGCTCTTCCGTGATCCGTTGAACCATCAAAGTCTGTGCAAGACATGCCACGATAAGAAGACGCGGCGCGAACATCGGGGTGCAGATGCTGGCCAAGTACCTGCGCGCCGTGCATGATTGCGAACGGTCGACAGCGCACAGCATGAGGAACACATGGCCACCAAGCCCAGGGGGGCCGCCAGGGGGCGGTCCAAAAGTCAGAAGAAAATCGCCCCGCGAG